CCCTTCTATAAGTAAACCATTTGTAATAGTTGTGTTTGTTGCTGGATAAACACTAATGTTATTCATACCGCGCAGAACTACAATTTCTGGACGTTGATCATCTGGTTGATTGCGCCAGTAATCAATATATTGATCTTGATAGTCAAACACTCTTACTTTTTGATACTCGTTGTTTGTGTCCAGTAACTTAATTACTTTAATTCGATATATATCTGGAGCACAATAATCTTTTACGCTAACAGTTAGATCTAAATATCGACGACCAACCAGACAGTCGGTTTGCCGTGCTATCTGATTGGCCTGTTCGATAATTAAATAATCTAGGCCAAATGGATCACGATCTGCGTCCGTGCCAAAGTAATTCCTACCAAGCATTCGCACATTACGTTTAATTTGACCTAGATTCATAATTAGATGCTGCCCTCGCGTCCATTCTGAATGTGCATCTGGGTAACGTTAACCTGCGCTCCGTTGCGTCCTTGTGAACTAATAAATTTAAGCCTCAAGAACTTTGCATATGACTGCAGAGGAAGGATTAACTGATCAGCACCTGTAGCTGCTGCTGCAGTATAAACTGCTGACGATAACAACGTTCCTGCAGCTGGTGTAAATCCAAGGGTGTCGGAGCCATGCAACTCAACAGTTACTGTATCTGCAGCAGTTACACCAGTATGGTTAAATGCGACTTTAACATACAGCGGGTTAAGAATCTGACCACGAACATAATCAGCATTAGTGACTGATCCATCTTGGTTAGCATCCATAACTGCACCGGATACACCATTCATTACAAGCCCACCATAGTTAAGTTCTACAGAAGTGGCTGCAACGTTGGCTCCAGTTGTAGTGGCGTTCATAATTAATGAAACAACACCATTAACAGATCCCGGTGCATTTACAAGATAAGCAGATGTTGCTGCACTCTGAGCTGCAATGCTAAATGTAAGTTTTGCGTCTCTCACGTTAATTCTCCTTAGTTGGTCGCAATGCGTAAACGAGCAATTGACCGAGTGTTAGGCATCCAAAGACCCATGCCCCAGTCAAACAGTACGTTATGCATAATGCCGTTTTCCTTAGACTTACCTAAGTATTCTGGCTTAAATGGACCAGACTGCCAACCCTGAACATAGCCTGTGCCATAGCGTACAGCATAGATATCTGCAAAGTTAGATGGAGCACTAATGACAGGTGTAGTACCGTCTAACTTACGTCCAACTGTGCGGATTTTAGCACCCTTATAGCTGTCTACTGATCGGTCAAATGCATCGTTATCGGTATTAAAACCCGTACCAGCACCTAGTAAACGAATAACAGATTCAAAACGACGCTTTGTATCTTCATTCATATACAGGACAATACCGTTGCCATCTGGTGCATTTAAGTTGTCAAACAACTCCTGCATTGCAGATAAGGCACCGTTGGCCTCAACAGCTAAGAAGGTACTAGAGGTATCTAACGATGCTGACGTTGATGCAGGTGCAATCAGACAATCCGTTGGGATGTCGTAATCTGCACGATTCTCTAAACGGAATTTAAGACCGGGAAAACAATCCGGACTATTACCAGCAGCAGAAGATGTTGGGTCGTTATTAATGAACTTATCATTAAAATCGTACGCGAACCCTTCCATAAAAATCTTGATCTGTGCTTCTACAGGATCAATGATGTTATTTGGCTGGTCAAGCAAACGGCAATCAACCGTAATCTTGTTACGGATTAAATACATCTGCTCTTCGTACGACTTTGGCTTACCCTTAACCGCGTTTGGCTCACCGTTGATAGATGACCAAGTCGGAGTTGGGATAGTACCTGCTTCGTTTGTATAGCGTACACCAACCTGCCGTAAAGAAGGCGATGTGTAAAATGGGATGTCCTTAATAGCGTTCCATGTCTGGTGCAAAGACATAGTGATTTCTTTTACAAGAGGATCATTGGAAAGGACAGCTTGATCTGCGAGTGTAAGTGCACCGTTAAAATCGATAGCCATTGGTTACTCCTACCGAATGCCTAGCAGTCTACTAAGACCTGACATACGGTTTTGCGTTGATGTTGATTGCGGTGGGACCATTGCTTGCGCAGAGTCACCACCACCAATAGGTGTCGGTGTTGTCTGTTGATTAGTCACCATATCCACTAATTGTGGTACAAGCGATTCAACTAAACCCGTCACTTGACGATGTACGGCTGCTGCTGCATCCATGGGATTCATGCCTTGTTGTATAAGGCTATCCATCACGTCTTGTGCGCGACTTGCATATGGAAATTGCTGCAACGCCTGTTCACGTTGTTGGGCCACCATATAAGAGTTCATTTGACCTACAACTTGGTCATACCTAAACTTCTGTATTTCGGCCTCGGCTTGTACGCGAGCAAGTTCTGGATCCATGTAGTTGCTTGCAACTTCATTTTCCCACCGCTCGCGTATTTGATTCTCCTGACTCTGTTGTTGCTGTTGTTCATAAGCTTTCTGAACTTCAGCTGCAGATTTAAAACCGGAGTCTTCAAACTGCCGAATAACATCAGCCCATTTTGAGTACGCTTCCTGCGCAGCTCGGAGCTGTTTTGCTTCATCGTTTACTTCTTTGAAGCGTTCGTATGGTACATTTCCCGGTTGTTTTTCCGGTAATGCACTATCCAATAAATGTTTCTTTACCCGTTCTTGTATAGAACTCTGATCAAAAACACTATCTGTTTGCGTTTGCGTTGCGTTATTATTTTCGGTGGATTGATTTAACGCCATGTCTCCACTTTCGCTAGGTCCGGCGGACTCCCTAACGAAATCAATTAACGCACCACCAACATTGCCCGTTGCCGCTGCTGGCGAATCAGCGGTTCGTGTCACCATCTCTTCGGACATTTACATCATACCTTTACTTTTTTAAAACATGCCACCCATTGGTGACGGTTGCTGCGCACCCGATTGTGGCAACATCTGTTGCGATGGCTGTGGTGGCATACCCTGTTGTTGCATGCCACTCATCACATCTTCTGGTACCTCAGGTTCCATCATCTGTGATTTACCAAGTTCAGTCATCGCATATTCTTCATTTTGTTGTGCATCTATACCAGCCTTAGCAGCATGCAGAGAAATGTCTGCCTCAAGCTTAGCTTGTATAAGTGCTTGTTGTTTTTGCAGTTCTAATTGAACTTTCATTTGCTCAACTTCAGGATTAAATTGTTCCTGTTTAGCCTGTGCCTCAATCATTGCTTGCTGTTGCATCATTTGTGCTTGTTGTTGTTGCATTGCAGCCATCTTCTGTGCCTGACCATCCAAATGCTCATATATTCTCGATGCATTTGGTATGTTAGCCAATTCGATGAATAAACGATTGGTGTCCGGGTCTGTTGGATCACCAAACACACCCATTTGCCTTAACGCTGCAAGCTTTTGCAGTTTTTGGTCAGGGCTATCTTCCATTGAAGATCCGGGAATGTATACGATTCTGTATTGACCACCTGCGCGTAATGCGTCAAACCGCATTACACCTTGACGGATTTGATCTTGCGGAAGCATCTTGCCCTGTATGTTTCCAACAAATGGCACAATAGCAAACTGCTCAATAAGAGACACTTCCCATTCTTTAATCTTCGACGCACTAATCTCTATGTCTGCTCTAATAAACGAATGCTGTGTATTGTCAGAACGTTGCAATAATCGCACGGATTCGGCAGGAGTACCAGCACTTGCTTGCCCCTGACTTACGTCATGTAATCCAGCAACATCCATCATGTCTTTTTCAAGCATTTGCAACAATGGAAATAGATCGGAACCAATTCCCGGTGCGCGTTGAATTGCTGGTGGATGACTACCTCGCTTGTAGTTGATACGACGATAAACACGATTTTTATCATCAATGCTATCGCTCGTATTGTCGTAAGCGTCAGCTCCTACACCACTAAGATTTTCAACTAAAATGTAATCTTTTTGATTTTCAAACTGCTCAATAAGACGTGAATAAACACGATTGTATGTTAGTTGAAGCGAACACAAATCCCAACCAAGACTATAACCATAAGGTGTGCCACTGCGTGGTTGCCAGCGCAACGGTATAAATGGGAATGTATCTTTCTTCTTATAAGGCCATGGCCCGGCATATAACAAACAGCTGTTTGTGCTCACGATATATCTGCCAGATGGATACAGCGCTGTGGGCTTTTCCCAATACTCGTAAACAATAGCAGCTTGTTTCTTTGTATCTGTGTTGCCTAAATTACTCGGAGACGGTGGAACCCAACCGCGTCCGTTTCCATTTGTTCCGTCTAGGTACGTATCTACATAACCAGCGTTAGTGCCTGTTTGCCCATCAGGTTTAACCAACTTACCTTGATCGCCATATTTATCAATAAACCAAGACAACGGTTTTACCATTGCGTGAATCATCCAACGCAAATCGGCATCGCGTTTTGCAGTAGGATCAAAATAAACATCAAACGCAGGCAAAATCTGTTCAACAATATCGCCAACACGCATTGATGTATGACCAATAACTTCGGATGCAGTAGCATCCATCTGCGGAACAATTTGTTCTTGACTTGCATCCCAAAAGATTTTTAAAAAAGACGTACCGCAGACACAAGCCCAGCGTACTCGTTCTTTTGTTTGTGTCTCTCTATCAAACTTGCGATTATAGTGATTAACAATGTAATTAGCTTCGTCAGATGCCATTAGGTCTACGGGATTATTACTAATAGGCACTGCACTAGAATCGGGTGCACACTGTGTTAATTTACCGACAACACCGTCAATTAATGGTCGCATTTTATTTACAGTCATGTAACGATTTGGCTCGTCTTCGTTCTGTAAACTTTCTAAATTACGTGCCTGACTGTTAATGCGAAACCATTGACGTCCCTCAAAAAAGGCAGTTGCCATCACCCACTCAAGTTCCATCTCTTGCCGTGCGCGATATGCTAAGTCAAATTGTTGTTTGACGAACGCTGTAATTCGCTTGGCTTCGTCTGGTTGATCCTTTGGAATAACTCGCCATTCTTTTGCTGTTAAATCTAAATTTAGATTGTCTTTGTTTTCTTTAGACGAATTGCTTAATGAAAAACTTCCGGGAGCGCCTACAGATTCTGGTCTTGCAAACGCAGACATTTTTGGCTGTTGACCCATTACGCTTTTTGTCAATGCGCTTCTCATGAGATTATTAATGTCTACAGACATGCCTAGATCCACCTTTCATTTGACACAACACGCTGAACCAATAAACGCTCTTCTTTTATTTGTCGCAAATGATTAACTATTCCGTACATTAACACTGTTTGCGCAATAAAACACAGAGACACAATAACAGCACATATGACTAAAAACACGCTCATAGGTAACGTTTATCATCCTTTTTCTTTAACCATGACGGAATATGCTTTTCATTTAATGGTATACGGTCATCTATCTCTGGACATTTAACAGGGTATTCACGCCACATAACACCATATCTAAAACTATCTATCGCGTGATCATTTTTAGTTCCGCTATCAATATCTTCTGGATCACGGGGATGAGACATTGTTACTGACAGTTGTTTAATAAGATTTGGACATGCACCACGTACTATTTGTAACTTTGGTTTTGGCACACCGTTGACAATATCTGTAGCACTTATCCATTCTTTAACTCGTCTCCACCCAGCTTTGCGATCTTTAACAGCCCTAACAGCTGGCAAACCACGTTCCCACCAAACTTCAACAGGATATTCACCTATACGTTCTTCTGTTTTCATCGGAGGAAAAGTATTTGCCCAGTCAAAAGCAACAGCTTCCAATTTTGTATTCCACAATCCATCTCGAACTTTTGTGTTTACTGGTGATGCTAATTGTCGTTGCTCAAGCATCTCTAAACATTTTTCTGCCTGTTTACTACTTACAAGTCCTGCTTCATACATTTCACCAATAACATATATGTTTTCTCTGTCATCACTCGCGTACAGAAGAAAACATGCCGGGGCACCTGTTCCAAAGTCGTGACTTGCCCACATGCGCCACCAAGGTTGTACATCTACATGATCAACAACATGCCACGGTTTACCCTCAGAGTTATACTCTCTGAAATCCGGAAAAAATAATCCACCTACACCAACCTCATGTTGACACTCACGTAAAAACGAAAGTAATCCATATGTGTCAATTTCATGCTGACACACCTCTATGGTTTTATGCTGCCATGTAGGTTTACCAGCTGTAATTTTGTAACCCATGCGACCATCGTCACGTTCATAAGTTGTATATTCTAAATCCTGTACAGCTGGCACAATGGGCGATTGAATACGATCTTGTAACATGTCCAACTCGCCACTTAAAACTTGCGACATAACTGAGTTAGCATGAATCCTGTTCTGAACAAACACAACTGCACAGTCAGTGCTTTTTGCCGGAAGAATAGTTTGCGTAATTGTCCTGATTTTTTTATCCACTCCATTAACTGAATCGTCTAATTCATCAATGTCGTCTAAGATAATCATGTCTGGGCGCAAGTGATCTAATTTAACACCACGTGCGCCAGTGTCCAATCCAAACGCCAACACATTAAAACCATTGGCTGTGCGTAATTTAGATGCGCTCCAACCTTTTGAAAAACCATACTTGTTCACAGCGCGTTCAATACCGCAACGTTCCATTGCGGTTGCTATATCCTGTACGTGTCTATCAGCCATATCTTGTGTTGCACACACATAGACTGCAAAGCGACGCGTAGCTTTTACAGCCAATCTACTAACAATCAATTCCATTGTTGTAGATTTTCCACCACCACGAAACCAACATTCTATTAACGCTGGCCCAAATTTACCGGGAGCAATATCTTCTGCCCATTGCCATGCTCTATGGTGATGCTCTGCTAATGTAGAAGACGCAGCATGTGGAGCATACACACGCAACCAGTCCTCATAATGCATTTCATGTCCGGGAAGTGCTGTTGCTAAACCGCTATCAAAATCGCCTAATTCAATAGCTTGATCTATTTCGGACTGCAATGCCTCCAGCAATGCAACAGTTAATGGCTTAGTAGGTTTGACAAATTTTCTAAATGCTCTCGGTGTTGACCGTGTCGATATTTGATTCTTCATTTATTATTTCTGCATCCTGTATGTCGTCATCCTGCTGATATTGTCGTAATAACTTTCCAAAGCCCAACTTAATAGCTTGTAGTTGCCCTGCGTCATGCACAGTATCTTTGACTACCTTTAAGATCTGCATTGCCAAACTATAGGCTTGATCTACCTCTAACGTATATGCCTTTGTATGCAACATACGTGCTTCGGCCTCAACTATATCTGTACGTTTATCAATTAACGCAACGACATCCTGACTAGCACGATATGTGTCAATTCCTTCATCTACCATCTTGCCAAGCGTTTTAAACGCTTTACCAAATTCGTCTGTGCCTACTGTTGCTTTACAAACTTGCATTTGATCTTTTATGGACTCGTAATGTTCAACAGATATTCCATGACTTGCTGCTTCAGCACGTTGATCCATTAATGCTGTCAAGTATGCAGCATCGTCTTTTAAACTAAATAGATCTGGATCTTCTCGTAATTCATCAATTCTCTGTAATAGCTTTGGTGCAACAGACGCAAATCTACGTCGTTGTTTTGACCACAATCCAGTTTTAAATGCTGGAGAATCTACACCCTCTAACGCCTTTCCACCGTGATGCTTACAGTAATCACGACCTTTTACTGCGGTAACACCACATCTATCACCGTTAGCGTTTTTACCATGACACAATTTTACTACTGCACCATTAGGTAATTTTCGTACATGTTCTTCTGTTGTCATTTTAATGGAATAGACCTACCACCCGTGCCTCGACCTTTACTACCAGCTGTTGGACTTACTTGGTATTTTTTGTTTGGCATCATAGAGTTACTATATACATTTCGTACATATTGTTCTGGATCAGTAACGGCGCTCATCATATTATCTGTTACGGGTTTAATTGCCGTGTTAACTTTAGTAACTGCATTTGACACGGAATTTAACATGGCTGCTTTTGTTTTTTGATCTTTAGATTTACTCGTTGGTTGATACACATAATCTTCATCTGGTACGGGTGTGTTTTCGTCTTTCAAACGCATTAATTGATAAAGTAATTCATCTTCTGTTAATGTATCGTCTAATCTATCTGTTTGTGTTTTAAGATTTTTTACAAATGGTGTGTGAGCAACGTTACGTTGTGCACCCATTTCCATTAATTGCGGTATTGCTGGTAATCCAAAAAACGATGTTGCTGGTAATATTTTTCCAGCTTGATATGCAATTTCTGCTGGACTTACATTACCTAATGATTCATATGGTTTTGTGTAATATTTACCGACAAGTGAAGATATAGCTGGGTTGAGGCTGTCGGTAATTGCATTAATTCCACCAGACATCTTTCCACCTTTACTGCCTTTAGCAATTAAAAAATCTTTAACTGCATTAGTACCAAGAAGAGCTGTTGCATGACCTAATGCAATTGCTCTATCTTTTTCATCTACATCGTCGCGTAACAAACGCAACAATGGAATTATTTGATCAACATATAACGGTGTCTCACCAATAACTCTACCAGCACCTCTAACGCCAGCTTTCTTACTTCGTCCTAATACTTCTTGTACTACAGGATTTACAATTTGAGCTGCTTGTGAGTTACCAAATGCTTTAGCACCTTCTGTAATTGACGTCACAGGATCACGCTGTATACGTTCTGCAGCACGCGCACGTCTAGTACCTGCAGCCATTTGTTGCTGTAGTTCAGCTGGTGTTAATTTGCGATCGGGCATTTTTATTTACCTCCTCGACGTTGTGCTATTCCATACATTCCAAGGATACCTAATCCTGCACCGCCAAGTCGTTTAGCTGCAGCTGCACCCTTTCGTGGCCTTGGTGCTGGTGGTATTGGTGCAGGTGGCTCGCGTTTAATTGCAGGAGGCCTTGGAAGGAAACGTTGATTTGGTTCAACACGATCTTGTTTAGTTGAACCAATTCTTGGTTGATTAATTTTAGTTCCAGCTGCAACTTTAACTACGCTATCTTTCCGTGGTACTCGTTGTACATCAGCAGATCTAGCAGGTTTTTGCGTAATACTTTCCGGTACATTAGCAAAATCTTTAGTTTCTTGAAGAGTACGTATAGCTGCTCTAGGTCCTGAAAAATCAACCCATCCTTTACCTTTAACGTAGGCAACAAAATATGCTCGTGCTGAGGCATCCCGTTTTGCTTTAGCTTCTGCTTTACGTGCTGCATCAGCAGTAATAGCGGCTTTACGTGCTTCCTCGTCTCTAGCCTTTTTCTCCTCTGGGGTAATTGTTGCAGCGTTACCTCGTCTTATATTCCCTATAATATTCTTTTCAGCCATATCTGGTGCAACTTCTTTTGCAAATGTAGCAATATTTGCCTTTGCTTGTTTGTGCACTGCAACTTGTGTTTCTCTGTCATCACGTATGTATGCATCCAACCATTGATCGAGATTGCGTAATACAATCTGTCCCTCTGGTGTAGATTCATCAACAAACGGATATTGTTTTAATACTTCTCTTGTGACAATATTTTTTGTAGCAGACAAATCCGCTTCTGCGTCTAATATTTCATTTCTAAGTTCCATCCCATTAACAATTGCTCGTCCTGCAGATGTTACTCCCTGCCATGTAGTGTCAAAGTCTCTGTAAATTAAACCTTTAACGTTTTCTACTTCGCCTCGTTCAACATTTAAAACTGCTCGTTCTTCTACGCCAGTTGCACGTCCACGAGATGATGATGCATTCATTGCCCACGATACGCGTGGAGACGGAGCTGTAGCTGCATTAGTCGAATATGTATTTAACCAACCTAATAACTGCTTACCCCGATATGGGTTCATGTTAGTAAGGTACTTTTCAAAATCAGCAAACGTAAATCTTCCGTCCTCAGTTACCGGTATTCCCGTAATTTCTGAGAACGATGACCCACGATCATCCATGTCGGGAGCATCTCTAATTAATCCCATAATGTCACGTGCAAAACCATTCATCTGTAAACGCACGTAGTTATCATCTACTCCAACTGATGTCGTTTCTGTATAAGCTGACTGCAAAGCACTTTGCTCTGCCATGATTTGTGCACTAACAGGCTTACGACGTGTGATTGGTCTACCAGCAACGTCTTTAACTGGGACCCATGCACCATCCTCGTTCTTCTCTAATACGGGAGTAGTTACTACTCCATTTTTTTGCATGTAGATTGGTTTACTTTGAATTGGATTACCATCAACATCTTCAGCAAATCCAACTAAACCACTACGACGCTGTATTACTGGTCTGTTTTGTGCAGAAAAATACTTTGGAATATCTACACCAGATTTACCAGCAACATAAGCACCAATCATATCAATTGCTTGTGCTGTACGAGCTTGGCCTGTAAGTGCTTTTATTGGCTGCGCATAATCAACATCGCCACCTTTACTACGGAACAATATTCCACGATTAGTTCCAACTTCGATGCCTGATTCAAGTTCTGCACGTGCAGTATCTCGCGCATCAGTAAGTGTTGTTAATAGCAATCGTGCATTCTCAACATTGTCGCTAGAAACAACTCCAGAGTCAATGTTTTTTTGCAGTTCATGTATTGCGACGTCTAATGACCTGACAGATTCATCCCATGAATCATCTGGCACAAAATTCATTTTGTCGTCAACATTTGGCGTGATGAAGTGTACTAAATCGTCTGTGTATCGCCGAGTTTCATCCAGTTTCAAATCTTCAGGCACATTAATAAACGCGTTGTATGTTGACTTTACATCATCAGCAGATACGGGCAAGCCAAGCATTGCAGGGTTAACACCATACATGCCAGCTAAACCAGCAATAACTGGACGACCGGAACTTAATCCACTGTTGGATTCTTGTCGTCGCTTTGCTGCAAACAGTGTTTTAATTTCTCGTGCACGATACGCCTCAATGCGCTGCCGACGTGCACCGCCAAAACCAGTCATCTCATAAATAGGTGCAGTATACGGATCTTTAAATGTACTGGCCTGTTCGCCATAAATGCCAACATCTGATGTATTTTCTGCTCCAAAAATTAATCGCAATTGGTCATCGCTTGCAAATGGCGCTAAAGCACGAGCGGCACCTTGAGGATCATTAGCAGACATACGACTGTCAATTATATTAGACGCAGCTGCAAATTCCTTTTCACGTCCTTTGTAATTAAAATCAAACAAGTTATTTATGAAGCTTTTACCTGAATAACTTGCAGCCATTGATTTCAACATGGCATCACGCGCAACACCGGGAGCCATATTTATAATTGTGCCAATATTGTCATCTGCTACAGGAATTAAACTAGCAATGTTTCTCTGCATATGCCTGATCCACGGAGCTGTGGATGTGGATAAATCACCACTACCTGTCAACGGCTCTAAAAACCTCATTGCCAATAAATTACGTGCACTTACGGCAGGAGCTAAATTTTTGCCACTCTGTAAATCTTTAAGCACAGAATTACCACTAATCTTAATTAGTTCTGCAGCTGCAGCTTCTCGTGCTTGTATACGCTGACCTGTTTTTACAACAGCAGCATCACCACCGCGTTTAAAATATTTTTCAAAACCCGGCGTACTACCGAGCATATCCTCAAAGTCAATGTCTGTTTGGATTTTTATCGGCATACCAACACCAGCCATGCGCTGATTTGAAAAATACCGTTGCGCCTGCTGTTGCTGTAAAGTGCCATCGCCCGCACGAACGCCCAACATAAATGCTAGACCACCACGTGCAACTTTTTGTTGATTACTACCAGTAGTTTCGCCAGCTAATTGCACTGTGTTTTCAAGTGCCTTATATGCTGTTGAATTCGTAATGTCTGCAATTTGATCAGCGATGCGATCATATTCTGCTCGCACATATGGATCTAAGCCTTTGATGTTTTTACCTTGTGCTTTAAGTTGCTCTGCAACAACATCCATCGTTGCGCCAGAAGTGCCACGTAAAGCCTTGGCTACAGGATCATTTTCTACTAACGGCAACGTTTCCATTACAGCATTAACATCACCGCGAACTAGTGCATTTTGCTGTTGACGCAACATGTTAATTTCACGCGTTAATGATGTGTAAACCTGCTTTAATGGTGCAAGTGGGTTAACTCCAGAGAATTTTCCAGTTGCAGCAGCAATTACACGATCTGCAATTTCTAATGATCTATTGACTTGATTATCATTTTGTTCAGCAAAGATAGGATTAGTAGGTACAAATTCACCTAATAACTTTGATGCTCTACTAGCTTCTCTGTTTTCTGTCGATTCAAAACCTTGAAGTAAATCGTAGTTGCTTTCAAAATCTTCTGGTTTTGCAATTGTGCTTGGTGCATTTGGATTTATAATTCCACGTAAATTACGTGGTTTAGGCATTGGGCGCTCTTTTTCCAAAGGCACACCAGCATCAGATGGCTGTGCTTGAATTCTCGCCCTGTATTCAGCAGGCGCTAAAGTTGTTGGCACATCAAGATCGCCAGCAGCATCAGCCATATTTCGAGGATCGGAATATGAATCACTCGCTAATGGTGGCATTGATGGCGTAGCAGGTGCAGGAGTAGGAGCTGATGCACGAGGTGGCATAGCTCTACCACGAGGTGGCATAGCCCTACCACGAGGTGCACGTTCTGGATTAATAGGACCTTGACCCATGGCTAATAACGCCATAGGGTCTTGTGTTGCAGGAGCTGCAGGTTCAGCATCGGGCTGTACTGGACCTTGTCCGGCATTGCCAGCTTGTGCTGGCGTACCCGGCGTAGGTGACGGT